TTTGTCCTACTTTAGTAGACAATCCTGCACCAGGAGTAATCATACCTGCAGCAAACTGTGTACCAGCACCAAAGCCTAAGTCTTCAGCACCTGCTTCAAGCAGTCCTGACACAGCTCCACCAATAGCCCCTACAGTGCCTGTAACAATAGCACCAGGACCTGTGAAAGCACCTATAGTACCTCCTACAAGACCGCCTGTAACAGCACCTGCAGCAGCTCTAGTAGCATAGTCCCCAGCAGTTACTTTACCTGCCTTAGAAGGGTCACGACCAAAGAGTTCTTTAGCTTTAGCACCTGTATCAACCATGCTCTGTCTGTCTTTAGCAGAAGGAGCTAAATGGTTAATAATTTCAGTAGGAGTATAGCCAGACTTCTCAGCAGCATTTTTATCAAAGCCTGCTTGCTCAGATAAGTGTGCAGCTATTTCATCATCTGAATAGCCAGCCTGTCTAGCACCTACAACATCAAAATCTACTGGCATGAAATATCCTTAAAATGACAAGTCACCTTGACCGAATTTAAAAGAACCGCCTTTGCTACCACCGCCAAAGGAACTTAAAGGAGGACGTTCTTTTGCACTATCTACACCATACTTTTTGTCTTGTTCTTTAATTTTAGAAGTTTGTGTATCCATGTAATCTTTAGAAGATTTAGCAGTCATTAATGGATAATTTTCTTTATCAAGATTTTCTGTATTAGCACCAATGGTACGTTTTAATCCTCTAAAAGCATCATCTTGACGGTCTTTAAGAACACCTACTAAAGATTGAGAACTTAATGATTTATCGTAAATACCAGCAAATTGTTTTTCAAGATATTGATTCATACGACCACCAGAAGTACCAGCAGCATCTTTTAAACCAAGAGTAAATAATTCTTTAGCAAGAATAGCAACTTCTTCTGTATACTTACCTTCTTTGTTAGCAGCTACGTTGTCTAATAAATTATTAGTTAAACCACCAGCACGATGAACAAGAGAAGCTAATGTACCAACAGCAGTTGGATTTTTAGCAATTAAATCAGCAACTTTTTCAGTTTGTTCTGCAACAGCAAAATCAGCATTAATTTCTTTTTTAGTTTGTGCAGATTTACCTCTTAGTTTATAAGGTTCTAATGCAAATGCTTTTCCTACTTCAGCAATATCTCCTACATCTTTAGCAATAGGACCAGCTAAGTTTTCTGGAGCATACATGTCAGCAATTTCGGCTCTTTTATTAGCTTTAGCAGTCTCGTAAGATACATCAGCAACTTTACCACCACCAGATAAGTTCTTTTGAATTGCTTCACCAACAGTAACTTTACCTTGTAGGTCAGGGTTAGCAGCAATTACTTTTTCACTTAATACATCTTTAACAGGAGTAGCAGGGTCAGCTTTAGCTAATTTCTTAGCATCAGGGTCTCCAAATCTCCACCATAAATCTTTATTAGCATTAGTTGGCTCTAAACCAGCAGCAGAGATTTCTTTAGTAATTTGACGTTCGTGAATCTTAGCAGCTTTTTCTTGAGCATCTTTATTGCCTCTAAGTTTAGAAAACTCAGGCAATGAAGGGTCTTCTTCACGAATTTTATCGTATGTACCTTTAGTAAGACCGTACTTACCAACGGCACTTGAAGTATCGCTTTTAGCACTGTAAGCAGCGTCACCTTTATAACCACCAGATTCAACACTTGCACGAGAAGACAAGAAATCACCTGTACCTTCGGTAGCACCTGCAACAGCAGCTCCTGCTTTCTTTTGATACTTAGGAAGAACACCAGTTTCTCTAGTTAGCTTTTCTTCTGCAGTTAAAGGTAGACCATTTTTAGCTTTAGCTTCAATACGGTTTAGTTCAACTCGTAAATCTCTTGTGTCTATTAAGTCTTGACGATTGTCAACAGAGATAGCTAATGCCTGTGCTTTTAAATGCTGGTCAGCAGTCATTGTCATATCTATTAATGCTTTTTTCTTAGCAGCAAAATCCATATTAGGATTACGCATTATAGATTCTACAGACAGACGAGCAGCAGGGTCTTTAACAGTTTCGTTAATTACATTTTGTAACTGACTGTCATCACCAGCACTTTGCAGTAATTGACCAGCGTATTCTAACTCACCTTGTTTAACTTTTATAGTATCAAGTTGTTGTTTGTTTACGTCTGTAGATAAATCTCCAGCTTGCTTTTGTAGTTTATAAGCAGCAGAAGCTAATCCTTTGCTTTGTAGCATACCAGCAGCTTGGTTAAGTGTAGCGGCTTGTTTAACAGGGTCTTTAATATCTTCAGGTGTTTGACCTGCATACATCTGACTAAGAATATCTTTAGAAGCAATATCTTCAGATATGCCTGTACCTGTTTTATAGCCTTCGCCTACAATCTTAGCAACGTCTAAGTAATCTGCCATAATTTTTCCTTATTCTATTCCAGAGCCGCCGACGTTAATGCCTGTACCGCCTGTTTGGTCATATCCAGAATAAGGATTAGAATATCCAGGAGTTAATCCTCCACCCATTACGTAAGGAGAAGTACTACCAAAATTACCACCATAAGGGTCTGAACTTGGGGTATTAAATAAACCACCAAGAGTACTTAAACCACTCATTGCCGTACCTGCTCCTTGTAGCATACGATTTTGAGCAGCAGTAGCAGCTTGTTGTTGTGCAAGACCTGCAGCAGCAGGAGACTGTGAAGCACCAGAAAGCTGCATTAAGTTAGCAAGCTGTGAGTTGTAATAAGAAGCAAAAGTATTTTGTCCTTGAGACTGCAATGCAGCAGCTTCAGCACCAGATTGAAGCATACCAGTAGCAGCAGCACCTCGTTGAGATTGCTCTTGACCTGCTTGTAGTTGTTGTTGATAACCAGGCTGTGACATAGCCAATGAAGGGTTATTCATTAGTTGGTTTAATTGTGAAGCAGCTTGTCCACGATATTGACCATAAGGGTCATAAGTACCAGAACTAGTGCTACCACCACCTCCACCGCCTCCACCACCGCCTAAACCTAAAGGGTTTCCTGTGAGAGCGTTTACACCTACTGTTAAGCCTACTACTGAAGCTGCAACTGAAGCTGACATAATGTTGTTTCCTTATAAAGGCTTAGAGCCTGTCTATAATCAATGGTAATTTCTTCACCTAATAAGCCTCCACGCATTCCTGATATTGGTTTAGAGGCTACCAAGTCAATATCTTCATTAGCTCGTAAAACAAAAACCGCATTTGGATTCTTGGAATGGTTTGTATATCTACCAGCAGGAGTTCTTTTATCTCCTAACCTAGCTGGAGCAATAACTTCGCCAGCTTGGATGTTTCCTGTAGCAAACAAACCTTTACCTTCAATCTTGGAATCAGACACCATAGCTTTGTAGCTTCCTTGTGGAAAAGGTATCTGGTCTCCTTCATATTCTGATATTTGTCGAACAAGCTTTAAATCTAACTTATACTCTGCCATTGCTTTTTCAAAGTCCTCAACATCTGCTGAGTAATCGTAAGTTAGTAATTTATCTTGTTCTTTAAGATGTTCTTCAAGAAATTCATTATCTTCAAATAACATCTTTTCTAATTTAGCAACATCTGTTTCTTCTGTAGCATAAATGTTTTGAAAAGTCATCTCTTCTAAAACATAAGCTACTTTACGTCCTGCTGAAGCTATAAAAGACTTAGGAGCACTTATTTCAACTTTGTTACCATCAGGTGCTACAAATATCATCTTACCTGTTAACATCACACAAAGGTGAGGATGCTTATGAAAGTGTCCTACAACTAAAGTGCCAGGACCATAAGTTACTTCTCTAATATACAAACCAGGACCAAAGTGATGAACAACAGGACAATCAGCTTGTTCTTGTTTTAGCAGTTCCTTTGTTAAGTTATCAATCTTATTTTCTAAGATTTCTGTAGGTAACTGCTGATTCATTTTTATCTCCGATAATTTGTGGGAGCCATACCCCCACCCTCTAATTCTCCAATTTCAAAATCTACTTCAGCAGCATCTAAACGTAATGGCTGATTTTCTGTGCAAAGGAATTCCCAAGCTCTGCGTCGTGCTTGTCCTGTTTGATAAATCTGAGAACGAGACGCATTAAGGTTTACAGTACGATATGGAGACCACGATTTATAATCATCATCAGTGTGACGAATATTCATTGTAGCTGGGACTTTATCTCCCACAATCTCAACTCGATTATAAAACTTACGCTTAGTAGTTCCATTATCAACTAGGTCTGTGACACAGCGATAATAAATTGGAGCACCTGCATCATTGTAAAACAAATCTGATAAAGTGTATAGAGTACCGTTATCATCATCTAAAAGATAATAAGTTAAGCCGTCACCTGTAAAATAACTAGGACGGAAGTACTGTTCTGCATATATACCAGGAATACCTGAAGTAGCGTTACCAACAGCCCACATAGTCCATTGATACCACATCTTTTCAGATACGTCGTATACTATTGTAACATTTAAATCACCTAATGTCAAGACATAAAAAGGATGTCCGTTAAATCTAAATGTATAGGCAGTAACGTCCTGCATGTTGCTATTGTTCAAAATACGGTCAATGAAGACAGTAGAAAGCTTAACAGGGGCTACCCCATCAATACCATAAACACCAGTACCTGTGGTCTTAGAGATACCTACAAATAGCACTGTGTTCTCAAAGCTCACAATAGAGTTACCGTTAGCACAACCTACTTCAAACTTATAAGAAGGGGCAGAAGATAGAGGAGACCCTGGGTAGTTACCATTGTCATAAAAGAAGTCTGTAGACCACTGCCCTAGACCTAAAATATAGTTTAAATGCTTAGCAATCCCTGTAAGGTTATCTGGCTCTGACTCGGCTGTGACATAATTTAAAGCATTCCAAAGATTAGGATTATTTAACTCACAGTTATACAATCTGCCTGCTACTGTTCCTATAACAATATAAGAATCTAAAAAGACAATACCAGGTGTAAAAGGGCCTGTAGGGAAAGCATTTAAAAGGGCAGAAGCTGTTGCTCCCATACCTGTAGGGTCGTTAATAGTAACAACTAATGTATCTGAAGAAGTATATCCTGAACCACCATTAGTAATAGTAATTCCAGTTACAATACCGCTTGCAAATTGAACAGTGCCTGTTGCTGTAGTACCGCCTCCTGAAGGAGCTGAAAAGGTTACTGTAGGGGCTGTATACCCTGTACCGCCTGTTAAAATAGTAGTTACCGCTATGTTGTCATTTTTAACTTGACTAAAAGCACCTGTAGTTCCGTTGACTATATAACCATTAGTTTGGTTATGTAAGAACAAATAACCACTATCTAATGTTTGAACAAAATAGCATTGTAATACAGCACCTGTAAGAGTTCCTACTACAGTTGAAGCATAGGTAGTTGGGTCAATCTTGTATAAAACATTATTGACAACAGCATACAACATACCTTTAAATAAATAAATACCTTGACCTT